TTTTCTATGGAGGTTTTTAAATGAGCAAGTCTATTCAATGGCTTAAATACGCCTTTGAACTTCGTTTTCTCCCTGTGCGGTTTCAGCGTTGGTTGTTCGGCACCGGGACGCGGGCGGTTGAGTTTGTCAGCGGGTGTTCGATGATCGGTTACGCGCTGGTCTTTGCGTTCTCACCGAACGATATCTACAACTGGCCCATCTACTACAAGTTCAAAGACATTTCGGAACTGACGTTGATACTGGTATTCGGCGGCGTCGGTTTGCTGCAACTGGCGGCAATGTACTGGCAGACATTCAAAGGGGAGGTTCTGTCAGGCTATATGTTGTTGATATCAGCTTTTATTTGGTATTTGACGGCATATGCTTTCTGGGCTGCCTACCCGCCTGCTCATACAGGCATGGTTATTCCGCCCGTCTTGGCGTTCCTTTGCTTACTCGCTGGAAATAACTCACTTAAATTCTTGTTTTCGGAGAATAAATTTAAACGAAAACAAAAGGGGGAATGATGCACGATTTTTTTCAATTCGGCTATCTGTTCGCCATAGGGGGCGGCATCGTCGGTAGTGTGTGGTCGAGCATGAAAGACCATGACGCGCCAGTATCAAGCCTGTTTGAAGCCTTGATTTCGGCGGTTGCAGCGGCGGCAGTAGCAGAACGGTTTTTGATGGTAAATCAAGTGTGGACTTGCGCGGTAGCCGGTGCTTTTGTCGGCATCCTGACAGGTCATGCGATGGATACCGTCAAAAGCCTAGCCCCGGGCATCATGACTAAATGGGCCAAGAAAACGGCGGGTAAATTCGTCGATAAAGATTAGTTAAACAACAGGTCGTCTGAAAGGGCGACCTTTTTATTTGGAGATAAGAAATGCAAGAATTGGAATGGATTAAAGAAGCAAGAAAACACATCGGCTTGAAAGAAGTTGTCGGCACGAAAGCGCATAACCCGACAATCGTGCAATGGTTGAAAGAAATGGGGACGTTCCCTGGTGCGGCGAAATCTTGGTACTTTGAAGACGAGACGCCGTGGTGCGGTTTGTTTGTCGGTCATTGCCTGGGCAAGAGTGACCGCGCCGTCATCAAGGATTGGTATCGCGCCAAAGCGTGGGCAAATGCAGGGCTGACGAAACTGGCGAAACCTGCCTATGGCTGTATCGCAGTCAAATCCCGACAAGGCGGCGGTCATGTGTTTTTCGTGGTCGGTAAAAACGCCAAAGGTCAGATTTTGGGCTTGGGTGGCAATCAGGGCAATACCGTGTCTATTGTGCCTTTCAACCCTGCCGATATTGACGGTTACTACTGGCCGTCTAAATTGGTTGATGGTAAGCCGGTGCCGTCTAGTCCGTCGCCCGAGCGATACAATCTGACAAATGCTGTTGCTACGGCGAGCCAAGGGGTAAGCGAGGCTTAGTGATGAATCCCGTTGATTTTGCAAATCGGAAAATCGCGGAATGGTAAACCAAAAGTCGAGAGGCGAGCGAAAACGCAGACCTAGCGGCTTTTGAGTTTGCTGAACGTGAGATTAAAACTTATAAGGATATGCTTGAATTATGGCTCAAACGTTGCTCAGAAATTGGAAATTGATTGCGTTTTTAGTCGTGATCGCAATCTGCATCGGTGCTTGGCAAGCCGACCGCAAGGCGGAATATCAGCGAGGGCGCGATGAAATGGCCGCTGAAATTTCAGGTCGTCTGAAAGACGCCGCTATCAAAAAAGCTGAAGAAGACCGCGAAACGTCTGCCGTGTATCAGACCAGCAAGGCGGTGCGGGAAGAGAAAGAAAGGATTAGATATGTTCAAGTGCCTAAAATTATTGAAAAAACTGTCTATCGGAATACCTGTCTTGATTCTGATGGGTTGTCAGTCATCAACGCCGCCATTTCCGACGGCGATTAAACCGCCCGCCGACTTGGTGCAGCCATGCCCAAAACTGCCAAAACTTGACGGCGGTACAGGCGCGGATGTACTGCCCTGGTCGTTGCAAGTTATCGGCTTGTATAATGACTGCAAGGCTCGGCACAAGGCGTTGTCTGACACTATTAAATAAAGCAAAAGCCGTCTGAATCTTCAGACGGCATTTTCTGTTTACCTTACCGCAGCCTTGCTGTAAATGCCTTCAAGACATACGGCTATGCGGTCGGAGGTGTCTTTGTCCGCATATCCCCGCAACACTTCGAGGGCTGCGACGGCTCTTTTCAGGCGTGAACGGGTTTCGTGCCAAGCCGTCCACATCGTAACCGCCTGTTTGCATCCGAGCTGCCTCAGCGGTGCGGAAACGTCTTTGCCCAATTCAATCATCCATGTGCCGTAATAAACCATAGCGGCAATGTCGGCTAAAGAGTTGCCGTCGATGGGTAGTTTCGGCTCGGCTTTGGGCAGTGCGTCCAACACTTCGCCTGTCAAGCCTGTGTGCAGGGTTAGCGCGTGGGCATAGGCGACGGCTTCGGGCAGCTTCTCGGCGGGGATATCTTCGATAGCTTCGACGTTGAAGCGTTGGTGAATCATACTGTACGCGGAGGAGTAGTCTATGCCTTTGCGTCCGACAAGCGCGGCAACGGCTTGGCGTAATCCGGTACGGTCGTCGGCGGTGGTTTTTTGTCCGATTTGGTAGCCGCCTGTTTTGCGGATGGTGGGCAGGACTTCAGATGTTACCCATTTGCGGAATTTCCAAGCGGTTGAGCCTTGTTCCATTGCTTTACGGCTGCGAAGAATCAAAATATATAAACCGCTTTCGTTGATGATGTTCACGTTACCGCCGCCTCCGTGAATTTCAGACCGCCCTATGTTAAACATAGACCGCTCGTCATCATCTAATTTTTCAAGTGCTTGCGTTGGGTTCTGGATTTCTAAAGCCTTACATACATCGGCGGCAACAAACCAAGTCAAGCCGCCTTTTTCAAAGGCACGAACGGGAGAAGTAGTATTGAAATTAAATGATTGAATTACGTTCATAATGAAGTGTCCTAGTGAGTTTTCTTAATGCCCGTTAGGGCGGACGCGTGGTTAAGAACCCTCACTAGATGGGCGGACTTATTCCCCTTACGGGTATTGTATTCGTCGCCCACGCGTCCATAAGAAACTTCGGTTGTGCCATCGAAACAAACAACACGAAAGGAAACTTACAGATATGAAAAAATCACATTGACGGAGTGATTGCCGCTAGTGTGTGGTTCTTACGCCACGAACAGGAATATAAAACAAAACCCCCTGCACATGCAAGGGGTTTTTTACTATTTCTGTTCAATCGAAACTTCCACTTTATTGCCTGTGATAACGCAATATGCCCGATAATCAATCTGCATTCCAAGTCCGTTTTTAGCCGTAAATCCACGGGTAACCAAGATATTACCATTCGGATTTACTCCGGTTGCCGTGTCTAGGAGGTGCGGGTCAAACGTTCCGGGATGATTCAATTGAGCTTTAATTGCCGCATCACACTGACTGATGACGGCTGAATTATCAATCTCTTTATCCTGTTCAGCGGTTGATTTTCGGCCGGAATTAAGGTCGTCAGTAGATACAAAAAAGCGTTTACCATTCCTGCAATCTACAAAGAAAACCATTTGTTTTGCTTTCGGGTTGCTGCGTGCATCTGAAATATCAACACTTTCTACTGCATCGCATGAATTCTCCCGGGCAACATGTTCGGCTATCCGTGGCAAATAACCATTCATTTCTTTGACGGCCTTCTCGCCCCACTGTTTGTACAACTTCGGATAAGTTTTCTTATCGTACTTAAATTCCCGTACACCTGAAGCAATTTTCCCATCAATTTTCTGCTTTTCGGCGACCGCCTGCTCTTTAGGCGTTAATTCCTTTTTCGGCACAGCGCACATAGCAACAAATAGCAAGATAAAAATACCGCCCACAATCAGCTTGATTTTCTTTGCTTTTTTTGCCTTATCCGTAGAATTAGCTTTCCTTTGGTTGTATTGCTGCCGCCGTTCTTCTGGGTTTTGAGATTCATTATAAAGGGCGACCTTCACTGCTTGCAGGAATGCGTCGTTCTTCTCTACCAGCATTCGGCGGCCATCAAAAAACACAACCTCTATCACACCGCCGTCCTGCACCTCATAACCTGCAATATCAAGCAGTGCAACCTTCTCGCCGCGAAGAAGAACAATACAATCTTTTTTTAAGACGGCTTTCCCTTTATGAAAATCGCCAGCCAGTATGTTGATATATGCCATTTCCCATCTTTCATTAAGACGTGTTAATTTCTTTCCGCAATCATACCATAACCGTAAAGAAAATCAAACCTTCTCAAATCAAAGTGAATCTATAAAGTCCGCCCAATCTTGCAGCATTTGGCGGCGTTGCGTGATAAATTTGGCGTGAAAATAGGCCGCGTCCGTCTGATTATCTTTGGCGTGGGCAAGCTGTGCCTTGATGTACTCATGCTCGTATCCCATCTCTGATAGGTTGGTTGCAAGTGTCGCCCTAAAATCATGCCCCGATATTGTCAGCCCCATATACTCCAATGCTCTATTTATGGTTGTGGCCGACAGCATATCATCGGGTCGTTTACTGTTCGGGAACAGTAGCCGCCCGTTGCCCGTAACCGCGTGTAGCTCTGTGAGTAACTCGACGACCTGAGACGACAATGGCACGACGTGCATTCTTGATTTTTTCATCTTGTTGGCAGGGATACGCCAAATCGCGGCGGGCAGGTCAATATCAGTCCATTCAGCCCGCCTTGCTTCGATGGTTCGGACGGCTGTGTATAGCAATAACTGCGCGGCTTTTTTGACGACAAACGAGCCATTGTAGTTTGCAAGGCTTGTTTTAAATACCCTGATTTGTTCGGCGGTCATGGCTTTGGCGTGGGTTATTTCGGGGCGTTTGAGATACCCGGCAAAAGCTAAAGTCGGGTCATTTGTCGCCCGCATTGTTCGGATCGCGTATAAAAATACTGCGCTCATGTGTTGGCGGGTGTATATGCCCGACACGATAACGCCTTTGTCTTTGCAAACGTCTAGGCACTCCATAATCTGACGCGGCGTTACTTTGGTTATCGGCGTGTCTCCGATAATGGGATAGGCGTATTTTTTAAGCATACGATGTATGGCTTTAATGCCGCCATCGCTGATTGTCTTGGATGCCAGGTACTCTTCGGCAATGGCTTCAAACGTGTTTCTGTTTTGGCGCGCGTTTTGCCGTTTTTTCTCGGCTCGGTCTTTGGCTGGGTTAATCCCCTGCTGGACAAGTAACCGCGCTTCTTTGCGCCTTTCCCGCGCTTCGGCAAGCGATATATCAGGATATGCGCCAATGGCGAAAACGGACTCTTTACCGTCAAGCCTGAAGCGATAACGCCATAGTTTCGAACCGTTTGGATTGATGACGATATACAAACCGTTGGAATCGGTTAATTTATAAGGCTTCTCGGCTGGTTTCGCCTTGCGGATTTGGGTATCGTTAAGCATAAAAAAAGCGGGTATGTGTGAGGGGATACCCACAATCATACCCACTTTTTTTAAGGATTGCCACGCACTAGCGCGAACTAAAACGGACAGAAAACGGCAATAAACACAGGCTTATCAAAATGATATGAACTAAATCGAACAGTTACGAACGAGAATAACAGTTATCAATGAACAAAAGCATTTTGAATTTAACCTGCTGTTAATTAAAGAATCTTTGTTATAACCACTTAAATCATACCCGATTTGATACCCGCTTTTGATTTTTCGTTATGAAACTGGGCGCGTTTTAATCCAGTTTTCAACTTCATCTAATCGCCATCGGGAAGCTGTTCCAATCTTGTACGGGCGCGGAAATTCTTCATCCTTAATCATGGCATAAATTTTCGTTTTCCCGCAACCTGTTTTCTCGACGACTTCTTTTATTTTAAGAAATTTCATTTTCTGCCTGCCTTTCGTATTTTCATCAGGCGGTATTTCCGCCGCCTGTCGGATTGGTAGTTATTCAGCCGCCGGCGCATTGTCGCCCCGTACAAACTTCGCAAGGTCGGGTTTGAAGTAATTTTCGCCTTTCACGATTTTCCCGTTATCGTTGAAAATCGGATTGCCGTTTTCGTCAAACTTGCTCCAATTCGACAAATTGACTTCTTGCAGCGCACCGACCATGTCAAACCCCATCATATAGCCCACGCCGATTGCCGTTACGATTTGGTCGCAAAGGGAATCCAGTAGGTCGATTTCCCAGTTTTCTGGCAATTCTACAAATTCGCCGTCAATATTCTTATCAATGGCATCACATACATAAAATTCTTGTGAAATCTGCTCTGCTTGTGCCGAGTTGCAGGACAACGCCTGCATCATTTCAGAAACCTCTTCAAAATGCGCACCAATTTGGGTTGCTTTATCTTTTTCTGTCGGATTTGGTTTTGCTGCTTTGAACCATTCCTTAATACTTTCCAACGTATTCATTTCAATCCTTTCTTTTAAAAAAACGCTTAAACCAAGAAGCCCGACACAACACAGGCAACCTTGCCACAATTTCGCCCTCATAAACCGCCGCAGCCTGCGCCCGAATCTTCTGCTTCGCCTCTTCAACGCTGCAAGCAAATACAGATGTCGACCAATATTTGCCGCCAAACTTATATTTAAATGTAAACTCTTTCTGCTTTGAATTTTTACTCATTTTCTTTCTTTCCTTTAAAAACAACTACCGCGCTTGGAAATGGCGCCGAATTTTCGCAGCCGCCAAATTTCAGACGGCCTTTAACAAACCTGACTTCGCCTTTCATAATGCACGTTCTATTTAATCTGTACGGTGTATTCTTTTTGGTCATGCGGCTTGTTTTGGTTTACCGCCTGCGCTTGGTAGTAGGCACATAACCCCTCCGCGCCTGGATAGGTTATGACGTTGATTGCCTCGACCTTGTAAACCGCGCCGTCCTGTGTTTTAAATTCCTGCCCGATGCGGTATGGGCAGCCGTGTTTTTCGGGGTGTGCTTTCAGGTCGTCTAAAAGCTCGCCCCGCTTCCTGTTGAGATAATCTATCGCCGCTGATAGCTGGCGTAGGTCGTCTGAAATTGTCACTTCATCTGCCCTTTCTGATATTCGTTTATTTGCGCTTGCTCTTTCGGGATTCCTGATACTTCCACCGCGATGACGACGGCGGCGATCAGGATTGCGACGACGATTTCTTTCATGCCTTGCACACCCTTTCTCCAATCCATCGCATGACCGGAACTGCCATACTGTTGCCGATGGCTTTGTAACGCAGGCTATCCGGGCATTCGGTGGCGGGTTTGCCGCGCCACGGGATTTGCGTGTGCCCAGCCGGGAAGCCTTGCAGGCGTTCACATTCGACGGGGGTCAGGCGGCGCACCTGTAAGCCGTCTGAAACGGCGTGGCGGTCAGTGGCGGTCAGGGTGTAGCTTGTGCCGTCCTGTATCGCGCCCGTGCCGTTGCCACCGTTATGAAGCTGCCTGCCTATGGTGTTGCCGTGGATACAGACAACGTTGGTATTACCGTTGTGCTGGCAGTCCAATGTAAACGCCTTGTCGGAGGTGCAGGGGTCTTGCCGCCCGTGTACGACGATTAGGTCGGTGGCATCTTTGTGGTCGCGGGCTTTGACGGTGCTGGCGGTGTCGTCTTGGATGTAGTCGCCAAAGCCGCGCATCCTCACGGGTATCAGGCCGCCGCCGCGCTGGCTGAATATCTCCTGGTTGCTCTGCCCGATGATGCCGCCGCTGCCGCTTTGGTTTAAGGTTGGGTGGGGGTTGGTTGGATCGTCCCAGTGAGAGCCTGCAGGAGCAGTGGCGGCAGGGTTTTGCCACGCCTCTGCGCCCGCTGCAGGATGCCCTGCTTCGCCCTGTCGCTCAAAAAGTATTTCTGCGGGGTCTTCGCTTCCAGCACTTGCGACAAGGAAGACGCGACGGCGGCGTTGGGCCACTCCGAAATATTGCGCGTCAAGGATGCGCCACGCGATGCGGCGTTTGTGTCCAAGCACATAACCTGCGTTCGTCCATTTTTGCCCTGCCGGTTCGAGCGGCATATCTTCTCCGGCCAATCCGCCCAAAAAGCATCCGAAGGCGTTGTCTTTAGTATTGAGTACGCCCGGCACGTTTTCCCAGACGAGGATGCAGGGCGGTTGTCCGTTTCGGGCGCGAATAAAGTCAATTGCATCTAATATCCTAATCAAGATTAAGGTCAAATTACCGCGCTCGTCGTCCAAACTGCCGCGCAATCCGGCAACGGAAAAAGCTTGGCAGGGCGTGCCGCCAACCAAAACATCTGGGGCTTCAACGCTGCCGTTGAGGATTTTTCCGACCAGCTGCGTCATATCGCCGTGATTGGGGACGTGCGGCCAATGATGGGATAGGACGGCGCAGGGGAACGGCTCGATTTCGGCGAACCATGCAGGCTGCCAACCCAATGGTTCCCACGCAACGGATACCGCTTCAATTCCACTGCAAACGCTGCCATATGTTAGTTTTCTCATATGATTTCTGCCCGAATCAAATCCCTGCGGAATTGGTTGTAATTAATCAGGCTGATTCCTGTGTTTTCCTCGAACGGAATTAGAAAATTTGCCATTGCGACACGCACGAAATCTGATAGGCGGTCGAAACTGCCAAGCGTCTTATAATCGTCATGGCGAAGTTCAGGGATTGTGTTTGCCGGTTCGATTGTGTTGTTACACTCGGCAATGCGGTAGAAATGCCATGCTGCGTTTAAGACTTCTTCGCGCAACACGTTTTCTTTTTCGCCTATGTCTTTAGCGATGGCGCGTATTGATTTGCCGTTGATGATGTCAAATAGGGCTTGGATATAGCGTTTCGGGCGGTTGTACAGGCTGGCGGTGTACAGGGCGATTTGCACGCTCGCGCAATATAAACCGACCGCCTCAACGGTCTTTTCAGGAACAACCGCGTCGTATGCTTCGCAATACTGGATCAGCTTCAACAATGGTTTCAGGATTTGACGCCGTTGGTTTGGCGACAGGTCGTCTGAATCATTACCGCGCAGGCTCTCGATTGCCGCCTGTGCTTCGTTGGTCGTTTTGCTTAATTCACTGTCGGCGTAGATGCAGGCGATGACACGCATTGCGCGGATAAGTTTTTCAAACACGGTTACGCTGATTCGGTCATAACCGTAAACCAGCACTTCATAGTGCATAAGGTTTTTGATGTTTTCGGTCAGTTGCGCGTCAAGGTTTTGCGGTTCGCCTTTCTGCATTGCCATCTTGTTCATCACATGGGCTGTTGCGATGGCCGACAGCTTGTTGCGGTCGGCGCGTTTGTTGCCGATATTTTCGCGGGCGTATTTTTTGACGGCTGATTCTTTCTTCGCCGCTTTCTTGGCGTCAATCATCTGTTTTGCCGTCGGGCGTGTTGCTACTGTTTGCATTTTGTTTCCTCGCTAATTGCCGTCCTCTCAACGGCTCGGGCGTTTGGCTGCCTGCCTGTGGGGTTAGTTGTCTTTCCCTCAATAAGGATTTGTCTAACTGTTACTGCTTTTTATCAAGCACTTCACGCAACTCGTCTAAAGTCGAATCACATTCAGCGGCGATAAACTCAAGGCGCACGGTGTCAGGGTGTGGGATAAGTTTTAGAGAATTTGTTTTTATCCCCCGTTTAGGGATGGGAAACCCCTCAAAACAAACAGTCGCCACATTACCCATATCGTGCAGTCCGACAATAACCCCCGTTGTTGGATAGCTTTCACAGCTAACGAGGTCGCCGAATTTAAATTGTTGCGTCATTTTTTAATCCTTAACTCAAAATGGGACGTCATCGTCGATGTCTTCATCGGGCGCGGCTGGTGCTGCTTGTGCTTGACGGTGTGGTGGTGTTGGCGTTTCTGCTTGCGCCTGTTGTCCATCATTACCACCGCCGAGCATCTTCATTTCGTTGACGATGATTTCGTATGCCGTGCGTTCGATGCCGTCTTTGCCCTCGTATTTGCGACTTTGAATGCGCCCCTCCAAATACACCTGACTGCCTTTCTTCAGGTATTGCCCAGCGATTTCAGCAAGGCGGCGGTACATGGTGATGTTATGCCATTCTGTGCGTTCTACGCGCTGGCCGTTGCGGTCGTTCCACGTTTCGCTGGTGGCTACGCTGAAATTACAGACGGCCTCGCCGTTGGGCATATAGCGCACTTCCGGGTTACGGCCAAGACGGCCAATGAGGATTACTTTATTCAGCATTTTTATTTCCTTTTAAAATTGATTTGACAGGCCTCCAGACGGTTTTGCCGTCCACTTCATACGACTGCCTGATTCCGACTATGTGGATATCGGGATTGCCCGCCGACAGCCTGATAAACTCTTCGGCTGTCTCGATGGTTGAATACTCAGGGCTGATTTGGTAGCGGCTGTTGCTCAACCGCTTCCATTTGCGCCGGTCTTCGTACCACTTGCAATCCGTCTTGTCATATACAAGCCGCCGCCGTTTTTCTTCTTCGGCGCGGACTTTCCCGAAAACGGCAAACATTTCAGTCGTTCTTAAATTCTTCATACCCATCAACGGTAATAATTCGTCGTTGGCTGGATATCCCACCGTTTTTATTCATAACGTTGCCGATTGCGGTAAATTCGCCGTCGCGCAGTTCTGCAAAGTTGAGCAGGATTTTCAGTTTTACCGGGCTATTTTTATTTGTAAGAACGGTCTTTCCAAACTCCCACCCTGTATCTTGTTCAAACATTTCTTTGCCTACATCAAGATACTCGGCTTCTTTTTCAGCCAGCTTTTTCTTTAATTCAAAGATTTCACTTTTGTATTGGTTCAGGGTGTCTAAATGATTTTCCATTTTCATCTCCGATTCAGACGACCTTTTCAGGTCGCCTGAAATTTCATTAATTAATCTGAAGATTCAAACGCTCTTCAATCTTCGCGCCTGCAACTTCTTGACCGCTTTCAATTGCTTTTTTGATTGCGGTTTTGTCAGGAACAACCGTGATACGTTCGCGCATAAATTCGGCGGGAATCTGCTTTTCGTCGAAAACGTCAACTGCTTTCGATTTGCGGAATGACGCTTTAAATGTGCCGTCGTCTGCCTTAATCTCTTTGATTCCCGCCGCTTTCATATTGCGGTCGAGATAGTCTTTCAGGCTTTGATTACGCGCCTTAATCGTCTTGAGTTTTTCAGTCATTTGCTTGATGTGTTCTTCAAGCATTGTTTCCGTTGCTTCTTGGTTTTTGATGTAGCCAATCACGGATTTTGCTTTGACTTCAAACTGACCGATAACCGCTTCCAGCGTATCTTGACGCTCTGTCTCGGTGTCAAAGTGATGGTCTAATGCCGCTTGAACGTCGGCGGTGCATTGATAAAGTGTGATACTCATTGCTCTTGCTCCTGTTTGTTGTTTTGGAAATCGGCTTTCCGGTTTTCGTAAATGTCTTTGACTTTGGCGCGTAGCTTGCCGTCTGTGTGCTTCCAGGCGTCCGCAAAGATTTGTTTCAGTTCATCTTCTGTTTGCGCTTCGGCTACTGCTTTCTCATACGCGGCAAGGTCAAAAGGCGGATTCTTTTCAACCTCCGGTACATCTTCGCCGGCGTAGATGTACAGGCCAAGCCCAAACATGCCCAAGCATTTCACAAGACAGCGCATCTTGTTTTTGTTGATGTCAAAACTGTTAGGGTTTTGAATCGCTTTGTTTCGATGGTCGATGACGGGAAGCCACATATAACGGCTGATAGATTGGTCGTCTTTTTTGACTGTTACCGTTACCCCCACCTCTGCCGTGCCATCTGAAAAGAATTTTTCAGGGTGCATTTCAAATACACTTTCCGGGTAGTGTTCCATCAGCGTTTGCCATGCCCATGCCCATGAGAGATAACTTAAACCGTTCTTTTTCTCGACCTTGTCATTCACATTCACAGACGACATGGTTTTCCATACTTCCTGTGGGAAACTCATTTTCCTTATTCCTTTCGTTTTCTTCTTGCTCTTCAAGCTCTTGCATAACTTGGCAATAAAACATTAATTGCTGACACATAATTAAACCTTTCACGCCCCTGCTAGCAGCTTATCTACATACGCCTGCGCCGCCTTTTCGGTTTTGAAAACCTGAACGTCTTGCAACGCCGCACGTTTTGCCTTATCGGGTCGGAACGTAACCTTGTTGTAGCCATCGGGCATAATTCCGACTTGATACCCGCCTCGTACTTTTCGCATGACTACGTTTGGGCTGCGCGGCAAGCCCATAAAACCTTTTACTTTTGCCGACAGGCTGCCAGCCAATCCGTATGGTCGATGGTTCATTTTGGAATCCTTTATTCATAATCCGTATCAGGCTTTAATGGCATGATATAAACTTGGCAATTCAAGAACTCAAACTTAAACGCCTTAAATTCTGTTTCATTAATTTGATTTGAAAGATAAACGGGTTTAAACATTGGAAACTTCAATCCTAATGCCTTTTGAATCTTGCCGAGTTTCTTAATGTAACGAATATTAAGTTTCAGACTTTCGTTTTTAATTTCAACCTGTTTTAAATCTTCAGGGTTGATATTAGTAACACTTTTATCATTCGGAAAACTTGTATTAAAAAGCTTTTGTTTGAAACTAAGAATTGAAAATTCGCCATCTTCAAAAAAGATGCTGACAAACGGAAAGTCTTTATCCGTTTTCTTTATTACATATTTAATCCAGTCCGTCGGAATCATTATGCTTTGAGGAATATCTTTGATATTTTCTTCGTTGATTACGCAATAAACATGCCCGTTAGTTGCCTTGATTTTTCCTTCTTCTTTATCAAGATAAACGCCGTTAATCGGTCTTGGGTCGTCTGTTGCCGCTGCATATGCCGCTGCTTTCAACAATTTTTTATCTATATTAAATACTTGCATTTTATTTAACCTCCGCGTCGCCGCGCATTCTTTCGCCGGCGTTCAGTTGTTCGTACATTTGCGCTATTTCTACTTCGCGCTCCCGCGTTATCCTTGCTGCCTCCTGCATTTCGTGGCGGGCAACCGCGTCACGGATATTTTCATATGGGTCGATAGCGTCCACGCCGATTGATGAAGCTGTCGTGTAGTCCATATATGCCTGTGCTTTCGCGTATGCCTGCACACAAAAAGCTACTGCCGCCGAAGCGATGATGATTGCTGTGTATTTCATGGTTGTTTCCTCACTGATTCATGGTGTTTGGGATTGCCCGCCGAATCTTCCTTACTAAACTCG